TGCAACTGGTGTCAATAAAAGAAATCTAATAAAAAATATTAAAGACTTATACACATCAAAGGGAACATCAGAGGGCCATAAACTTTTTATGAGACTGTTACTTGGAGAAGAAGGTACAATCTTCTATCCAAATGTATACATGATGAAACCTTCAGCTGGAAATTGGGGTGAGAAAACTACAGTTAGAGTTACACCGATTGGTGGTAGTACTGGAGATGAAGTTGTAAACCAAGTTGTAACTGGTCTTACTTCTGGTGCAACTGCAACTGTTGTGAGTGCTCTTACCACACAACAATCTAGTGTAGTTTATAATGACTCTGTTACTATATTAGAAATTGTTCCTATTGATGGTACATTTTCAGATTCAGAAATAATATCTAGCATATCTACTTCTAGAGATGTTACAGTTATATTTACTGTTCAACCATTCATTACATCTACTGTAGTTAATAATGCTGGTATTTTACATACAGACCAAGAGGCAGTAACAGTAGAAGCAGTAGGTAATGAAAACGCAATTATGCTTGTTGATGGTATTGTTGGTGGTTCAATTAGTGAAGTTATTGTAGATGGTGCTGGTACATTATACGAAGAAGGTGATACACTAAAATTTACTTCTGATACTGTAGACACAGATGTATCAATTGCAACTGGTTTTGTAAGTATGGTTGGTGGTGGTTTTCAACTTGAAATAGGAACACTAGATGATTCTACTATTACTACTGATAGACTTAGTATAGAATCAGCAACAGTATCAAGGTTTGTTCCTTTTGAAATTTTACTAGAAGATATTCAAGCAGATAAATTTGTTGGAGATGGTATTACACTTGAGTTCACACTTGTAAATACTTCTACAACTACTGATGATATAATAGTTACAGTAGATGATGTAATTATAAGTTCAACTGCAAATGATGGAACAGCTGTATTTACATTAACTGGTTCT